TCGATCTCTCTTGTTAATGAGTTAGCAACGCTGAGCGCTTGTATCTCCGGACTCATCAACTTGTCTCGTGGATAGGTTACGGCCAAAACTTGATTGTCTCCTTGCCCGAGCAGCTTGTATGAGCTGATTGGAGCATCTCTCAATATGAGTTTGAGTTCAGCTTGAGTAGCAGCTGTCCACTGACCTTGGATGATGCCTTCAAATCCGCCGAGATGTCGCTCACTCTTGCCAGCTCTGTCTCTTCGATCTCGGCCCCACACGTACTCTGAAGATGGCCAATCACGTGGTCGGCTCCCTCGAGTAACCCCATCAGGAACATCATCTGCCATTCGGACAACTATGGTTGAGTTCTCGAATATCTCGTGGCCACGCGAAAACGCTCCTGGAAGGCCGAAAATGTCATCAACTACGTGGCTCAGATGGTCGACGACGTTCCCTTGCCACTGCAAGTTCCACCTTGTTAGATCAATTTCAATAAAGACCGTGTCAGAGTCTTCGTCCCTTCTCAAGTTTGTCATGTTCTCGAGATACTGCATTGTTCCCTTCCGTCCTTTGGTCATGGACTGATCCTCCATGTAACACTTCATCAGCTCCTTAAAGTTTTTTTCTGCTAGCGTCAGAAAATACCGGACATGGAATTGAAGCATAACAAAGAGCCTGGCTTCAAGTTTGAACTCCTTCTCTTTCGGATACAGCGCCATGCACAGATCGGCAGTTGTCAGGTCGAGATTCCTCATCTCTCTCACAACTTTGGCTGGGTTGAACTCTGGCATTGCTAACAACCGCACAATGAGCTTCTTGCTTCTCGTGTCTGGTATCTTAGAGAGCGACGGAGCCTCCTGACGGAGACTAACCCATGCTTTCCAGGCGTCTTCTGAGTCCAACCCGAGTGATTTGTCGTCCATCATGTCGAGATAGTCAATATGGTAGTCGAAATCAAGGAACTTCTGGAAGCGACAATGAATCCAATCCGTCAGAGGGTACGCTTTCGCACCCAGGGTCAAAGGTTTCAGCTTTCCAAGTCTGCGCAGCTCCGTTGGTTCCTCAGAAAATCGCAGTGGTGGCCATTTCGCGTGCCGTGCTATATAACCTCGAAGGACCATATCGCAGAACTGGGCCCGCATGAGCAGCACCTCCATAACGTTAGCTGTTGACTCGGCAGTTCCATGTTCCCTTGAGCTTTTTGATGCCAGGCGAGGGTCTATGTAAGGAAAGCCAGAGAACTTTTGTGCTCCGAACAGTTCAAAGGATTCTC